TTTTTAATAACTTGTCAATCTCTTGCTCAATCAGTCGCGTTTGGGCAATGCGTTTACTTTTGCTAATAGTTTTTAAAGCTGCTCGCTTTTCATCGGTCAAGTATACCGGTATTGATTTTAGTTTTTCTGTCATGGTTTGTTTTTGGTTAATTAATTTGCTCGTCTTTCCGAGCCGTCAAGCAAGTTCCCCAGATTAACGGACTGGATGCCATTTAGGGAGATTACTATTTCTCCGACACAAATATATAAATTTTATCGAGATTAAAAAAAAGTAAAAAAAATATCAAAATAATTTTTTTATATCAAAATTAGTTGTATATTTGAATATGCAATTCAATGGAGGGTTGCACAAAACTTGCAAACAATGACTACTCAAGAATTAAACAAAGAAGTAAACGCAGCTATATTAAGAGGTTGTAAATTACCAGTTGCCCAAATCGAGGCTATTTTATTAAAATCAGAAGCTAAGAAAGCAAAAAACATGAAGCGCATAATGAAAGGTTTTGCAAGACGTGCAGAATGGGAAGCAAATCCATCGGATGGAAATTTAGTTCTTGATGGTGTTGTGTATGACAACTTGAGCGAATACAACAGAGCGTGTGGTCGTAAATTAATGTCTATAAGATAACATTCCCCAGTTCCGCAAGTCTGCGGAATCTGTCACCCCATAGCTTTTCGAGGCATGGGGATTTGGCAGTACCGGGATGTTCCGGATTAAAAACTTGCATACAATGAAAAAGTACACAATCGCATTTATGGACAATGATTACAACGACTTAATCGTTAAGACAGTCCAGTTTAACAATTTAAAGGAAGCTAAAGCATTCGCTAAAGTCTACTTAGCTAACCTTTGTGATAATGATGTTAAAAGGTTTAGAATTTACTAAGATGGAAATTTTCATCTTTTTTATCATTATGGTGGCTCTCCTAATTGGATTAGCTGGATTATGTGACTATTTAAGTAAGAAAGTAAAATGAATTTAGACGCGTATTATGATGACTTGTACGATAGGACAGAGACATCAGCAGAGCATTGTGAATACTGCAATGCACGAATCGAAAAATGTAAATGCCACAAGCACGATGATTATGACAGAAGGAGGGATGAAGAAAATGAGTAATTTATTTGACCGATTAAAGCCTCAATACAAGGCTTTATTACAAGATCAAGCCGAGTTTTATCCAAATGCTATTCCGGCAATTATTGAGGAACTTAAAAAAGAAATGTCTATTTTAGACTTACGTTACGGAACTGTCGGATCTTTGGCATTGTACCTGAATCTAAAAAATTCAGGAATTACCGAAATTGTAAACTTATTTAACGAAAAATGAAAACATTATTAATCAAAACAACAACCCTACCAAGTGGTGAGCGTATCACTTGGAAGGATGGGATGCCGGTTCACAAGACCAGGGAGATACACTCAGACCAATTTAATCAATGGCATTTTTATATTCAGAACGAAATTATAAAAATGCGAATGTGGACTAAGATCATTCGTAAAATTTCAACTAAGGAGATTTTAACATGATGCACTTTCACGAAGACGAGGATCCAAAGAAAAATCGGACGTTCTGGGCGATCATGTTTCTCATGATTTTACTGGCGATGCTTTTCGTGATGGATACTTTTGTAAAGTTTTATTTGCAGGTAACATAATAATTTTTTAATTTAGATAAACCGACTGGAAGCGGTATTAAAAACATTTTAACAGCCTTATTTCGGGGGCGGGTCTTCCAGCCCAAACCCGGTATAAGGCATTTTTATTTTTATGAGTACAGAAAACAAAAAACCAAACCTCCCTGCAATAGTCAAAGATTTGGGACTATCCGTAAAAATGGATAGTTTAAACACCTTGCTAAATTCAAACCCTCCATCATCCTGGATGCGCGAACACAAAGGATTAAAGTACCAACCGATTGAGCGCGTGAAAAACAACTTGGTTACAATCTTCCAAGATTATGACTGGAGTATTAAATCCGTTTCGATTATGGCAAACTCGGTTTTAGTTTATGGGACACTTTCCATATTCAATCCGATTACCGGAAGGCAGCGCAATTTGGATGGCGTTGGTGCATGGCCTATTCAATTAGCCAAAGGATCTAAACCTTTAGAAATAGAAAACATTATTCAAGATGCAATTCAGAAAAATGCACCGGCTGCCGAAAGTCTGGCCTTAAAAAATGCAGCTTCAAAACTTGGTAAATTATTTACCGATGGCGGAAGCGATGTTGAGTTTAATGGAATGTACTCTAAGGATGTACCAATGGATGACATTAAAGCCTCACAATCATGATTATCACCAGACAACAAAACGAAAACCAGCGCACCCCAGAATGGCTTAAGTCCAGGATGGGGCGGTTCTCATGTAGTCAACTGCACAGACTAATGACTGAGCCAAAAGCTAAAGCCGATAAGGAAGCTGGAAAGCTATCTGACGGTGCAATCACTTATGTGATGGAGTGCATCGCTGAGAAATTAACTGGCAAACCAGCCAAAGATGATTTTTCAAGTAAGTATACAGAATGGGGCGTAATGCATGAACCAATCGCTATTGGTATTTATGAGGAGGTTTTTCAAACCAAGGTAACTCAATCGGGTTACATTCCGCATGGTGAGAACTTTGGAGGTTCGCCAGATGGCTTGATAGATAATGATGGCGGCATTGAAATCAAATGCCCCTATACAATTACTGCGCATTTGGTACACTCGCTTACAACTGATCTGAAAGCCGATTATAAAGAATGTTACTGGCAAATCATTGGGTACATGATTATTACTGGGCGCGAGTGGTTCGATTTCGTATCTTACCATCCCGAATATCCTGGCAAGTATCAATTTAAACGTATTCGTTTAGAACGTGCAAATGTCATGCAAGACATTGAACAAGCGCAAGATAAAATTAACAAAGCAACGCAATATTTAAACCTTATACTAAATTCAATCTAATGGGAAAACCAATGCAAGGCTCAATATGTTTGAGCGATCTTGGAGATGCTTTTAAAGCAGGTCACTCCGCATTTAATAAGTCCGAAAAAAACGGAAAAGTGTACGCGAACATCGCAGTCTGGATGAATGATGAACCAGATCAATACGGCAATATCCTATCATTTCAGCTAAACTCCAAAAAGGATGCAAATGATGAAAAGGTGTATTTCGGAAATGCAAAACTTCCTGATGGGGTAAAACCTCAAGCTGCACAAACACCAAAACCAAAGGATGATGAACATTTCCCTTTCTAACCAATCCCCCCTGCCATTGAACATCTCTGGCAGGGGTAAACGATACGGAAATAGGCATGAAAAAAAAGCCATAGGTTTAGCCTTAGAGTATTGCATCGGCAATAATATACCTCCGACCGAAGCTGGAAGATTGCTTAACCTACCAATGGCAACTGTTGCTGATTGGATGTCAAAATACTGGTTTTATAAAAAAATAGATAACCCGATAATATTAACCTTACAATCCAATGTTTAACCATCTACACCAATGCATATTAATGGACTTTTTTAGAAAGAGATCATTGATGAAGTACAAAATTGAGGATATTTGCGAGGCGATTTTGTCTTACTATGAAAAAAATAATTAAAACCAACGGCCAGGGCGATGCAATTGAACATCCTAAAATTCAAACCTACAAAGCAAAGCCGAAGCCGTACAAAGAACCTGACTTCTTGCGGAATTACAGATTAGCAAGGGAAAGGTTCTTTTGGAAAAAATACCCAGAGCAAAGGGCGGAGATTGAAGAAAAAGTAAAATTAATGCAAAAAGAATGGAAGATTCAGGATAAAAGAAAATGAAAATACTAAACCTATATGCTTGTCTTGGTGGTAATCGTTACAAGTGGGATGAAGTAGCAAACATTGAAGTTACAGCAATAGAACTTGACACCGAAGCAGCAAGACTTTATAAAGAGAGATTTCCAAATGATAATGTAATTATTGCTGATGCACATCAATATTTATTAGACCATTATAAAGAGTTTGATTTTATTTGGAGTTCGCCACCTTGTCCCAGCCATTCGAGAGTAAAGTTTTCCCAAAAGAACCGAGAAAATACAAAGCCATATTATTCAGATATGAAATTATATGAAGAAATACTTTTTTTAGATAATTTTTTTGATGGAAAATATTGTGTTGAAAATGTGATACCATATTATGAACCATTGATAACAGCTAAAAAAAGAGGAAGGCATTTGTACTAGACAAACTTTAGACTGCCAAATGTATTGAGTAAAAGAGATAATATAAGCGGTCTAATAAATAAAGACGATTATGAAGCTATTAAAAAACTTTGCGATTTTCACGACTATGATTTTTTTAAATACAAAGGCGAACAAAGAAGGTCTAAAATGGCACGAAACCTTGTAGATTATGAAGCTGGAAAAACAATATTACAAACTGCTTTAGGAGTAATAGAGCAGTCAAATATTAAGCAAACACAACTTTTTTAATGAAGAAACCAGACCACACCAATCCTCTAAGCCAATACAAATCCCACAAAGCCTACAAACCAAAGATTCAGCATGAATGGGTGGCGCAGTTAGCGTTTTGTAAATGGCTAAAGCTGCAATATCCCGATGTTCGTTTCCGTTCAGATATTCAGTCAGCCGGGAAGTTATCGCCACAGATGCAAAACATTAAACTGATTATTGATCCCTGGAGAGCGTGGCCCGATATTCAGATTTATCATAGATGCGGCGATTATTGCGGTTTAATGATTGAGATGAAGCGTATAGATTCCGGGACCTTTCTAAAGGATGGCAGTTTATCAAGCCAAAAGCATGTGCAAGAACAAGCGGAGATGCATGAGTTTCTCAGGGGTTTAGGTTGGTCGGTTTGCTTTGCCGAAGGCTTTGAGGAAGCGAAAAGAAAGTTTGAGGAGTACATAAAAAATTAGTAAATTGCAATTAGAATTAAACGAACTATTAAAGAGTTAAGGGACTTTGATAGTTGATTTTTATATTTAGATGCCTGAATAATAACCCTTATATTATCAGGCTTTTTATTTTTATGGACATAATATGTCAAAAATGCGGATTAGTAAATGATTTTATTGAACGCCAAGCCGGGCCGCATATTTCGGCTTATTGTAATGGATGCGGAAATTATATAAAGCATTTACCACAAGGCAAACCAATTACTCTTTATTTCGGGAAATACAAAGACCGAGAATTATCATCAATGACAAGTGATGAGGAGGTTAGGTATTTAATTTGGTTATCTCAGGCCCCAGGGATCAAGCCAAAATTAAAACAAGCTATTGACTCTCATATTAAAACAGTATGACAGATCCAAATATTTCTTATTTTAACAATGTAAGCCATACTAAAAAAGGAATGAGCCTTACATTTTCCGACTTTTTAGAGAAGGTCAAAGAAGGATTTTGGCAGGATCAGGTTTTAAATTATCGCAATAACAAAACCGATATTAATAAAAAATCACTTCCTTATGTCACTATTTCTGGATTATTTAAAGAACGAAATGCAGATTCATTGACACAACACTCTGGTTATATTGCCATTGATATTGATGGACTTAAAGATTTAAATCATGTCAGAGAACAGATTTGTTGTGACAATAATTTTTACGCAGTTTTTGTTTCCTGCGGTGGTGCTGGACTTTGTGCCATTGCCAAGATTAATCCAAAACTGCATTTAGAAAGTTTTAACTATCTCAGCAAGTACCTATACGAAAAGTACAATATCATTGAGGTTGATGAAAAATGCAAGGATATAAGTCGGGCCAGATTTGTAAGCTACGATCCGGATTTATACATTAACAAAGAAGCGCAAATTGTATCTGTAAAGGCTTATCCAAAAACTAACCATAAAAGCAAAAGCTATGTTTTTGTTGATTCAGAATTTTCCGATATAATTAAGAATATTGTTTCTAAAAAGATTGATGTTACTAATGATTATGGCGACTGGGTAAATATTGGATTTGCACTCGCTGGTAAGTTTGGCGAAAATGGCCGAGATTATTTTCACTCTTTAAGTCAATTAAACCCAGAGTATAACCAGAGAAAAGCGGATGAAAAATATAGTCATTTGCTAAGAACAAAAAAAGATCCAACAGTTCCGATTGATTTTATTTACAACCTTGCTAAAAAAGAAAATATTGAAGTCCAGGCGATTGATGAAAATAATATTGTAAACCAGCTAAAGAATTTTATCGGTAAAAATTACAATATGAAACGGAATACGATTTCCCGAAATATTGAGATTAATTCAGTTCCGCTGAATGACATTGACATAAATTCTGTATTTCTTAACTGCAAAACCTTTATTCCAAAGGCTACAAAGGAACTTGTAAAAAGCGTGATATTCTCAGAGTTTACAACCGATTACAATCCGTTTCATGATTTCCTATTAAAGAACATGAAAATTAAAGGATCCGGAAGTATTGACAAATTGATAAAATCAATCCAAACCGATACTGATAATCATGATCTATTTATAAAAAAATGGCTAACTTCTTTAATGGCTTCCATAAACGGAAAACACTCTCCTTTGGTGCTTGTATTAGTCGGCGGTCAAAACACCGGTAAGACAGAATGGTTTAGGCGTTTACTGCCAGATCAGTTGAAAGCCTATTATGCAGAGGATAAGTTAGATCAGGGAAAGGATAGCGACATTTTAATGACAAAGAAACTAATCATTATGGATGATGAAATGGGCGGAAAATCTAAAGCTGAGGCCAAGATGCTAAACCGATTAACATCAAGCCAGACATTTTCAATCAGAGAGCCATACGGAGTTGTTTCCGTTGATTTAAACCGATTAGCTATGCTTTGCGGTACAACTAACATAGAAGGATTATTAAGCGATCCTACCGGTAATAGAAGGATTCTGCCAGTACGAGTTCTCAGTATTGATCATGCGCTTTACAATTCTATTGATAAGACTGCCCTATTTATGGAAATGTATCATTTGTATAATTCTGGATATAACCACAATTTAACAAGCGATGAAATCAAGCTGCTCAATGATAGTACCGGAGAATTTAAAGCGGTATCGCAAGAAGAAGACATGATTTTAAAGTGGTTTGAACTACCAACAAGTCCACAAAATAGTGAGTTCTTTTCATCAACTGAGATACTGAGTTACATAAAGGTTAGATCTCAGGTAACTTTGTCTCCAGTAATGATTGGACTAAGGATGAAATCTTTAGGTTTCCAAAGGAGAATGAAAAAAATAAATAATATTCCGGTTTATGTTTGGGAAGTGGCCACAGTAAATACCAATCAAACAGTAAATAATAGCTACCAGGATGATGTTTTTTAAGGTAGTAAGGTAGTAAGGTTGATTTTTTTCGCGTCAACCCTACTATCGTGGTTAAAATATGCGTAAAGGCTGAAAAGTAGTAGGGTAGTAAGGTAGTAACTATATTCTATATAATATATGAAACAGATAATGTGTATAGTGTATGTAATTATTTGTAAGTATAAAACTACACCTTACTACCTACTACCCTACTACCTTTTGCCTTTACATAGGTTTAAAGGCACTTTTTAAAATTTCAACCCTACTACCTTTTGCGAAAAGTAGTAAGGTTTAACCATAAAAATGATAAAAAATGGAGTTAATTTTAGACAAAGATTTAGTAAAAGCATGGGATTTAGTTGAAAAATTAGAAATCGGACAAATTTTTACCCTTGCAAAAATTCCCGACAATCGCCGCGACCTATTCATCCGCTGCATCAAACAACGGATAGATACTTTGAATGATTGTGAGTTCAATAATGATTACACAAAAATTAGAAAACTATGAACACACACCAAAAAGCACTTGACAAATTCGGGAGTGACCAGCAACACTTAAAGCTTATTGAAGAAATGGCTGAACTTACACAAGCTATATTAAAAGATTCAAACATAGCCGAAGAGATAGCGGATGTGCAAATCGTTTTGGATCAGATCAAACTTATTCATCCGCAATGGATAAGCTGGGAGCAGGTTAAAATGCAGAGGCTTAAAGAGATTTGTAACTTATGAAAGATGATTTTACAGATATTGTTTTCGGTGGATTTGATTTTGTCGAAAAAGATACCAAAGATTCAGGAGTTGAGGAATTAGAGGATAAAATGTTGAAACTTTATAAAGAGAAAACTTTTTATGTAGTTCAACAACTTGATAAAATTGGTCTACCAAAAAAAAATGAACAAATAAGAATAGTTACATTAAGGTCATTTAATGCAATAGCTTTTTTACAATGGGTACAAGAAAAATCCGGATTGGTAATTGATGAAGCTTTGTTTTGTATCTATTCTATAAATCATGAAGCTTCGGTAATTATTAATCAAATGGTTACAGATGGAAGAATTAAGACGGCTACAATCTTAATGTCAAATTTGCGGAATAAAGCACACAGACAAAAAGAACAAATGACAAAAGATTATTTCATCAATAATCCAAATATTGAATTAATTTTTGCGTCAAGTCATGCAAAAATAATGTCTTTTAAAATTGGTGAAGATTATTACACAGTTGAAGGGTCAGGAAATTTATCATACAATTCAAGAATTGAACAAGCCGTCATCGACAATGACAAATCTTTATTTGAATTTACAAAAAGTTGGATTGAAGAAATTAAGATATATTTGAAAGATAAAAAAGAGTTGATTGTTCATAAAAAATTATAAACTTTGCAATGAAAATGCAGTGAAAAAAATAAATGTCCAGAAATAAAATCATAGCTGAATTTTGGGAATCAAAGTCAGTCAATGAGGCATTTGAAAAGATGCAACCGGTAGAACTTCAAGCGGACTTAAAAGCTGAGGTTTTTCTGGTACTCTGTGAAATGGAAGAGGATAAGTTAATCGGATTATATCAAAGGAATGAACTAAAATATTACATGGTCAGGATTATGCTTAATATGATCAAAAGCGACCGAAGTAATTTTTTTAAGAATTATCGAAACTATACGGAACTTTTGAAGAATGATCAGGAAGTTGAAAGCGTAGAATCTGATCCAGAGGAATCTTATCAAAAAATAGAATTACATTTACAAAACCTTCATTGGTATAATCGGGAACTGTTCAAGTTATACGCTTTAGATTTTAAAAAGAATGCGAAAGAATTAAGCCGGAAGACTGGAATCCCTTATATGTCAATTGTTAGATCAATCAATAAGACGAAAGCTGAGATTAAAAAGAACATCAAAAAATGATTTTATCAATTATAACCGCAATCTGTGCATCACTATTTTTTACGGAAATACATCATTTTCATCATAGATGGAAAATCAATTTCAAGCCTTTTAATTGCGGAAGTTGTCTGGCTGCCTGGCTTTCACCATTACATTACTATGCACCTGAATTGATTCAAGAAATTACCAGCACGATTTTTATCGCTGGATTCTGTGCGCCTATTGTTTATAAATTAATGTGGAGTTTATGGAAATCAAACAAGAACATCGAGAATGGCTGATTGCTAATGAGAGCAATTACGAAAGTGCGAAGAATGGGTATATCAGGAATTTAGATTTGCCGGTACTGCAAATGTATGAGCATATTTACAGATTGTATTTGGATCCTAACTTCATGCTTTCCGTTTGGTGCGGGAACTGTAAGTATGACATGATCATGAGGCTTTATAAATGGTTTGAGAAGCAATGAGAATACT